AACATAACGCTTGACCAGTTCTTTTTAGGATAGTCTTCGTTCTTTGCACCTAGATATTTAACTGGATGCTTTGTTGTGTAGTTATGCTTGACTACTTTGACTGCTTCGTCATTATCAAAGTTAGCTAGTATCTCTGCTATATCTGTTCTACAGATCATGTCACCATCCACGAATAGTGCGATACCTTTAAAGTTATTTAGATATGGCACTAGAAAGCGTGAGTAGATAAATGCGTTACTACCGTCTTTGTGTGTTTCTTCGTAGTCTTTTAAAGTATTTAGTGCTAATGGTGTAAAACTTACTGGTATAGATGACTTTTCTATAACTGACTGACAAAAGTTATGATAAGCAATGGGTTCTACTTTTCCGTCATAACCTACATATATGTCTAGTTTTTGCATTTATTTATACATATTATTTTGATGTGTATATAAATATGATTTTTTTATATATATTACCACTTAACCTTGTTTGCCCAATAAGCAGCACTCATCTTACCTTTTGCAATGTTTTTAGCGTGTCTTGCTTTAAAAGACTTTGCTCTATCTGTATTTGTTTTGTCACCACTTACGCCTTTTTGACCAAAGCGTATAAGTTTCTCTGTGTCACCTTCTTTAGCCAATACTGCATGTGATTTAGTAGGATGACTAGGTGTTCTCTTTGGTTTGTTATAACCTGAGAATGTTTCTTTACCTTTTTTAATCATTTCTTTTTAACTGGCTTTGCTGATTGTTTTAGAGCTTTAGCTGTAGGTGCGCCTTTTGTTCCTGGCTTACGCATTTTCTCACCTGAGCCTGCTGCTATTCTTTTACGCTTAGCATGGATGTTAGCCCATAAGCCTGGTTTAGTAGCCACGTTTAGCACCTGTCTTTTTAGGTTTAGCTACCATTTTTTTACCTGTTTTCTTTGCATACTCTTTAGCTTCTTTTTTGCCTTTTTCTGTGTAAGCAAATTTTTTCATTCCGATCATTGGCATATTATTTACCTTTCAAATACTCTATTGCTTTTGTTAATATGTTTATATCATCTTTCATAAGACCAATTGCTGTATTACATCCATGACATAACAAACCTCTTACTTTGCCAGTCTTATGGTCATGGTCTATATGTAAACTTTTATGTCCTGGTGGACTTTTACATATCATACATAAATTATTTGAGTCTTGCATGAGCTTATCATACTCATGTGGTTCTAAATTATAATTTCTTCTTCTATTACAAGTTTTGTAATATTTTAAATGTCTACCAGGATGTTTTAGCCTATCTTGTTGCATCCTAATTTTTTTACATTCATAACAATATGTGTCACCATTTGGGTGCATTTTTCTTGTTACGGACATATCATGTCCACGTTTACATATTTTTTGTTTTAATGCTGGCATACTTACCCCTAACTAGGTTAATTAAAAGGCTAGTCATGAGTTAGCATGACAGGGAGCGACCCTTTTCGCCTTATTCTTTTATTTCTTTTTCTTTTTGCTTAGTCCAGCTTCACTAAGTGCGATTGCTATCCCTTGAGCTTTAGATTTCACGACTGGACCTTTTTTAGAACCTGTATGAAGTTTACCTGTTTTAAATTCTTTCATCACTTTGCCTACCTTCGCCATCTTTCCTGCTTTTGTTGTTGGTTTCTTCATAATTTTTCCTTAATTTAATAAATCTGTGGTCGTATCTACAATCATTACATAGACTGTATTCGGTGAAGTCAAATGGTTCACCGCATTGTTCGCAAATGGATAGTTTCATAAAAAGAAAAAGCCCAACCACGGAGAGAGTGCAGTCAGGCTTTTGTGGGATTACGTTTCTTTAGGCAACACAATGCCCTCACAAGCGTTATTATAGCATACTTTAGTAGTTTCGTTCAACAAGATTATGCGTTTATCCTTCTCGCAGCAATAGTAATAAGATTGTCAAAAGCTAGTTCTAACTTGTATGGATAGGCTAATGGCTTCTTAGCGTCTAGGTATCTAGCATATATAGCGTCTTGTTGTTCTTTAGGTAAACTGTGGATAATAGCGTCTATGGTGCGTATGTTAGCCATATCTTGAGCTGAACACATATCCTCAAACACTTCGCTAGTTGACTCACCACCTGATGACATGCCTATGCTTTTAGATGGATAACCTAGCTTATGATTATCCGACTTCATCCATTTACTCCAATCATCCATAATGGATAATAAGCGTTCCATACTAATCATTTAGTCTCCACAAAAACAAGGTATAGTTTCGTCATTAAACAATTCTGTTTGGTCTTGAGTGTATTCCATTAGTTTAGAATAACTCATTCTATCTTTTCTAAATCTATTACCATCACCACTAGTAATTACATTGTCCATTTTACTTTCCATTTTAGCCCACCATATAGCTCTTTCAGGCTTTTCATTTACTAGACTTACTATTTGTTGGTATCCTTTTAAGAAACATAAATCACAATTTCCGTGCATTGTTTTACCATTCATATTTGGTAATTCTAAATCAAAACTATGTTCAGACCAAAATTTACCAACATCTTGAGCTGTAACACCAGCTACATATAATGGTACTCTGTCTTTATCTACCTTTGCTGCACGTCTTGGTTCATCTGCTCTAATTCCCATCCAATCAGAATTTTCTGTATGTTCTATACCTAAACTTCTAACATATCTATGAATGGTTCTAATTTTTAGTTGAGCTGTGCATACTCTTGAAACAGGATTTGGCAAATAACCAAGTTTATCTATGAGCATTTCAAAAGGTTCGCCATTACGACTAGCAGTTTTATAATTTACAACTTTATGCTGAATATCATTTTCAGTAGTATATTCTAACCAAGTAATAGGAACATTCCAATTTACCTCACAATCTTTAACAAATTTAAGTGTGGCTTCTTCTTCTTTTCCTGTATTGGCAAATATCACCATTGCATCTTTAGGCAGTCCATTGTTAGATTGTAATACTCTCCATAGCAAATAAGCTGAAGTACGACCACCACTAAAACTAATAACAGTTGGCTCTATAATTTTAAATGGGTCACTCATATCTTGTTAGCGTATATGCTACGCTTTCTCCATAAGTTTCTTGTGTAGTCTTGTGTTGTAGATTATGTTTAGCTGTATCTGCATTATGTATGGTGATGCTTTTTATCTGGTCATCTGTAAAGTTTACTGTGTGATTAAATATAGTTTGTAATGGATGTGGTTGTGGAACGTAATAGTGCATGAGCCTATTTTGGTTATCTTTATAAGCATGGATAACATTTGCATCTCTCATCTCTACAAGTATGTTTTTTGTAATAGGATAATTAGATTGTATATGTTCTGCTATGTCGTTTATAGTTCGTGGTTCTGTAAGATAAGCTAGTATCTTTTCTTTCACGATACATCTTTCACTTTGCAATGCCATTTCCTTTTTTCATCTTGATGCCAACCATGTACGTGTATAGTCCAACCAGCTTCACGAACTGCACCTACATTTTCATGGTCTGCTATCTTTTTACATCTAGCACTCATATTAGTTGCTGACGTTGTTTGTACTGCTAATGTTTCTTTGCCCTTTAAAGCTATAATGTCTATGAACCCAAATAAGTCCTGTCTAGTTTTACTCCAATTATTCCAATGCTCTGTAATCCAACAAGTATATCCTTCTTCTCTTAACTTAGCTAATGATAACTGTGTAGGTGATTTACTTGCCATCAAATTGGCTTTCATTAGGTTTAGATGTTCCTTCGTATAGACGTTCTAATTCTCCTGTAGACTTGTTAAGTTCATATTCTATAAGATGTGGTGAAGTATCATCACTTTTCTTTTTCTTACCAAATATCTTATCCCAATTGTCTTCAAAAGTAGGTCTATCTGTGAATGGTCTAGCTGACGATCCTTTACCCATTATTTTACCTCCAAATGTCCGTTTTCAAATAACCAACCTATTGTGCGTCTATGTGCTTCTTCGAACAAAGCTAACTTTTCTTCACGATTTAACTCATTACCGCTATCCATCATAACATGATGCTTGTGGCAGCAGTAGCAAATGCGATAATCTTTTGCCTTAATTCCTGTACCCTTACCATCACGTAACTGATTACTATGACATGCTACCACAGTTCCATCATTACTTCCACATAGAACACATGGTGCGTCTTTAGCTAGTTTAAGTAGTTTAGGGTTTCTATAATTCATTTTTACCCCATTGGTCTGCCATAGCATCTGCTATACCTTGAAATGTTTTATTGCGTATCTTTTTAATTTCCGGTGTATTGTAACCAATTTTTTTACCATTAGCATCAGCTACATCATGTGACCAAACTGGCATACGTTTACCAGTAGGACTAATATAAAATTCACCTTTGCTAACCACATTAGTATGTTTTAACAATGGCAAACCTTTAAGCCATAAACAAGTTGACTTACTTGCTTCATGACCAAATTGCCATGGCTGAATAATTTGATTTGGTTTTCTATACAAAGAACTCATAATACCTATTGGGTTCTCTACTGCAATTTTAGGTATTGGTGCATTTATCATTGACATAAAAAAGTCTATACCTTGTTGCTGCCTACCATCTTTTCTTTTTTGTTCAAAATGTCTAGCACCACTTACAGCTAAATGTGTGCATGGTGGAAATGCTATCATCATATTCCAGCCATCATTAATAATATCCATAACATCACCTTGATAATGTTTACCAGGAATATCTGTAGGTTCAATATCACATGAAGTTACATCATGTCCTAATTTTGTAAATGCTTCTCTTACAGTTCCGCTAAACTCACAAGCAATTAATATTTTCATTAATAGTCCCATCCCCAACCCATAGTCTGACCCCATACCTCTATCTGTTGTTGGTATTCTGTCATCTCACTTGTGGTTAGTTTAGTTGTTGATTTTATAAGCTCTACTGGCATACCTGCAATTTCTGTTTGGTAACGTAAGAATTTATATCCCATGAGTTCGTGTATCTTATCTTTTTCAATGCCTAGATGTTGACCTATGCTTGTGTATAGTTCCCATAGTCTTTCGTTTTGTTCTAGGCTACGATTTAGTTTAGCGTCTGTGACTGTTACTCTCCAACGTTTAGTAAAGTCAAGTGTTTTTAACTTCTCTACTAGCATTGGTAAATTGTCTTTGGTTAATGCCCACTTTATCATCTCTCCATCCTTTCGTTTTAAATACTTGTCCATCTTTAGAAGTTGCTTTGTATTGTATATCGTTACCAAATACTTTTTTACATTCTTTTATGAAGTCATTTATGGTCATGGACTCTCCTTATATCGTAAACCTTTTTGGTCAAACCAAAAGTTAAATGAACCTTCCCATTGTGCATTACGCTGCTTCTGAACAAAGACCTTACAATCAGGAATAATCTTTAGTTCTTCTTCAGGTGTTTTGTTTTCTTCTACTAACTTTTCTTTAGCTCTATTACGCCATACACAAATAATATTATCGCATAAATTTCTGATATGTGAACTACCCATAATGTTTGTAGCATCTGGTATTTCATCTTCAGATTTCATCTTACGAGTATGTGCGACTAAAAATATAGATATGTTTAAATCACGAGATATAACAGCTAATTTATCTACGAATAGCTTTTGAGCTTCTAAAGACTCTTCAGATATATCACTCATCTTCATAAGACTGTCAATCACAAATACATCAACTCCCAAAATATGTTTGCCATAGTATAGCGTTGCAACCATGTCTTGTGATGTGGTGACTCCTGTTTGATCGTAGATATATAACTTGTCTTTAGCTCTATCACAAAACTTATGTATGTAATCATCTGTTGGCTCTGGTGAACCTAA